ATTGTTATATGCCAACGTATCCCATACCATCTTGTAGCAGAACTGATAATCTTTTTCATTAAACTCATTGTGCTTAGAATTAATTTTATAAAACTCAAAACTTCTATCTAATACTTTATTTACAAATGCCTCTGTAAATAGTTCTGCATTAGTGAAAGAAAAATCACCCAAGGGTTCCTGAGTGATTTTCATTGTTGATCTTTTATTAAACTGGGTTCTCTTTTTGCATATTGCCAATGTTTCAAGTACTGCGTGCGTTATCGTTCCCAAATCTGCCTTTTTCCCCGATGGAGAATAATGTCCGAGAACGTATGTCATAAAGTATTGGAGTTCACAATACTTCCAGTTATTTAGACTGGACGATCTGAAGTAAGTTGTAATCATTTGATTGATGTTGTAAATTGACGTTTTGCCGCAGGAGAATACTCTTTGACTAGCGATACATTGTCTTTAGACATCCAACCCCAACTGTCAATAAGTTGTACCAGATGCTGACACGATTCTTCAATTGACATATTTTGATTATCAATTACAGCATCGAATTCAGTATAGTTATCAAGAGCAAGTTCGCTTTTGTGAATGTCTTTCCCCTTGGTTGTTCGTGTTAAGCGAATTACTTTACCTCCAGCATTTTGAACTGCCTTTACTTCATTTTCAAATCTAGCGTCTGAAATAACAGAAAATTTTGATTCTTCTTGAATAATATCTTTAATTGTTCTATTTGTCCAAACATCTGAATACATTTCTCTGCAAATATCAGTTCCAAAATATTGCATAAATTCTCTACCAGTCATAAATCCAGACTTGCCTTTAACTTTAACTGGCATATTTTCCCATTTGTATTGAGTAAATTGGTCTTTTTGTTCGTCAGTACCGTATACCATATCTTTTGGAATATCAAAAAGGCCAATAAGTATTTCTTTTAACGCTGTTGCAAAAGCGTAATGTTTTACAAATGGCCATACATTATCCATTGCCCACATAGCAAATTCGATATCTGTTCTAGTGATATCAACTAACCCCTTCCCCTTCTTCTCTTTTCCTTGCTCATCTCTGACCAATGTTTCAATCACCAATTCTCCTTCATCGGTAATTTCAAAATAATCAATTATACCAAAAGATTTTAGTTGATATCCATGCAAAAAATTACAAAGTGTATTTTTTCCACTACCCTTTTTACCACTAAAAGCTAAAATTTGAGTCATTAAAATAATCCTTTTATTTGAGGTTTGAGTTCATTATTTATTTCATTAATTGACATATCGCCAATGTCTTTTTTTGATATCTTAGGTGTAAAATAGTTAAATCTTCTACCACCCTTTTGAATAATACCTTCTGCTGCTTTTTGTCCTGCCTCATCATTATCTGTTAATATAACAATATTCATTACTCCAAGCTCTTCCAGATTAATTAGTTGGTCTTCACTAAGGTCCGAACCAAATATACCAGCACAATTTTTAATTCCTGATTCGTACAATCTCCAAGCATCACCTTGGCCTTCTACGAGTACAATGGTTGATGTTTGCTGAATATATGGCTTAGTAACCCATAGTCCATATAAAAAGAAGGATTTCTTAAAGCCTTTGCTGTTAAGCCATTTTGGTTTAGTGTGTTCATCGATTGCTCTTCCGACACATCCAACATATTGAGAAGTTTCATCATATACGGGTACGACTGCTCGATTGAACATTTGTCTATTAGAATTATAACACTCACCCACATCAAAAGCCGTTAGCGTCTCTGGTAAAAATCCTCTATTTATATAGTATTTTGATGGAATATCAAGTGTTGAAATAACTTGCTCCCTTGATATGTTTAAATTTAACTTTTCAGATTTACGAGTTAATATCTCATTAATTTTATTAATCTCATAGATGCTTTCACTTATCTTTTCTTCTGGTATATCTATGATCTTTTTATTTAAAAATGATAATGCAAAATTAATGGCTTTATAGAAATTAACTTCTTTACCTTCTTTCTGTGACAAGACACCCCTTACAAATCCAATCATATTTTTACCATAGTCTTTTTCACAAGAGTGAGTCCAACAGACCCAATTTCCTTTGGTTTTAGCTCCATCGGTAAATATGCATGATCCTTCACAATTATCTCCTCCATGCACTGGACATGGAAATGCTAGTCTATTGGGAAATTCTATATATTCAATTTTTAAAGCGTTAAGTAGAGATGGGGCTTTATCCGATAATTCATTACATATCGAATAAATCTTCTCCCGACTCACTTTCTCGAATTTCGAAGGAGTTGTCTTGACTTGCATTTGCCGCTCCATTCTTAAGTTCATCTCTTGTGTACCATTCGGTAAGTTTAGCAATCGCACCATTCATTTTCACATTGATATAATTGCCATGGTCTAATCCAGATCCATGTCTTGCTTTAACAATTACAAATTTTCTATTACCATGCTCATCACCATCATCGGCAATTTCTTCATCGCTTTTCATTTGGAATTTTGCAACTGTAGAAGCGAGCCATTGAAGTCTATCAGACTGAGCAATCTCTTCTTCTCTATTAAGCTGTACAAAGGATAGGCAAGGTAGATCATATTTAATGCAGAAGTCATTCATCTTTGTAATCTGAAAGCCTAAAGCCTGATATTCTTGCATAGCAGCGGTTAGCCCAGCTGAACTCATCAACTTAAAATAATCGTATATGATTAAGCAGTCTTTAGTTCTACCATTCTCATCAAATCCAACATATTGATGAACCCATCTTTTAATAATGTTAAGGATATTATCAAATGGTTGGCCAGCAATTGATATATAGTGATATGGTATCTTTTCAATCAACTTAGCTGCGGCTATTACTTTCTCTTTGGAATTAAAGACTTTGGCAAAAGACCCTTTTGCAATCTCGTTAATCTTAATTCCACTAATATTTGCTAGCATACGATTTCTTTGATCGCCAAGATCCATCTCTGTATCTAAATATAGAACTGGAATATTATAAAATTCTGAAACATATTTTGCAACATTAGTAGAGATCACGCTTTTACCAACACCAGTTCTGGCTCCGATTAGAGTGACTGACTTTCTTCTAAGTCCACCGCCTATTGCTTCATCGAATCTAGGAAATCCAGTAGGAATACCAAGGTATTCAGAAGGGTTATTAATAAGATATTCGACATACTCATCAATATTTTCCCCCAAGAGAACCGTCTTATTGTTCTGCTCTTTATATGCAAGAGATGTAATCTCCATAATTGGAGTTTCAACCATGCCAATAATATCTTCTACGCTCTCATCACCCGTGATCTTAGTCATTGACTTATCACACATAGATAACGTCTTCTTAATGTCTCTAGCTAATTTAAGTTTAGTTAATTTAGCTGCAAATTTAGGGATATTATCTTTGTTGATAGGAAAATTAAAAAGCGACCGGATGAAACTCATTTCAGTCGCTTTATTAATTAATTCATACACGCCTAGCTTTTGAGCTGTTGAGAATATAGAGAGATATTCAATATTTTGATTATTGTTGATAACGTCTTGCAAGCATGTAAATATAACCTGATTTAATTCGTGGCTAAAGTACTCTGCTTGCAAGAAGTCAAGCTCAACATAAACTTCCAGTCCAAACTGACAGATGCCAGCAAGGACGGCACGTTCAACTGGAAGGTTCTGCAATTCGGACTGGCTCATATTAATTCACTCCATAAAACTTCTTCACAATCCAAGGCAATTGATGATAAGCAGAAACTATTTTATCTGCCTGATCTTGTGTTAGTTGACGATTTTCTAATGCTAAATTCTTTTCGGAGATAAGTTGATTATTTGCTTCAAGCAATCTCTTGTTTGAATCTAATATATCGTCAATATAACCTTGCGAGTCTGCAAGCTGCAATTCATACTCAAGAATTTGCTTATCTAACTCGTCGATTCGTTTCTTCAACTCTTCTTCTGCGGAAGTTCCAAATTGGCGATTGGCAAGTTCATATACATGAATTGTTTCAATCTGATCAACAGCATTTTTAATAATCTCTAGTTGATTATAAACATTTAATGGATTCTTTTCTTCGCTCATTGCGTTCTCCTTAAGGGTAGATTCTATATAGTGGATATGAATATGTATATGGGTATTGCATCGTAAAGTTTCCATAATATGGAAATGGAGAAAGTCCATACGGTGACGAATATAACACTGCCGCTGGTTGGTATTGATAATACGGCATATATATTGGATAACTAACTTGTACTGTATTTACATATGATACTGTACTCCTGTATTGGACGGTTGGAATTTGTGGATTCACTACAAAAATTTGTCCAATTGTCATAACTGCTAGTGCTACTAATGTATTCATTTCATTCTCCTGTTTTATTTTCATATTGGTGTTGATAAATTAACTTACAAAAATTAATTAATTCATCGTTAGACATTCTCATCTTCATCATGTTTATAGTTTTATGAACCCATTGTACATTATCTACGATATATCCCTTTTTAGAATCTATCCTATCTATAGATGCTGTAAAATTGGGCTGAGTCTTTTTAGTTGGAATATAAAGATCTACTCCAGAAAAAACGCATTTTTTATTCTGCTCTGCAAAAATAGCCCAGAGTTCGCTCGTTGAAATTGTAAACTCTAAACCTCTTTCTTCTGCTCCTCTTTTAAATTTACCCCAGAACCACTCTGGAACATCTTCAAAAGTTTGAGCATATTTTGGATTAAATTCATTATCACTACATCCACAAGATGGAGTTATTTTTAATCTTGAACTTCTAATGGTAAATATTTTGCCACACTTACACTGAGCAACCCAAGTTTTTTCTCCTGCATCAGAGATTTTATCCAAAGCAAGAATCTTGAAACCATCGAAGGTTCTACCTGTTAAATCAACTGTTCTTTGCTTTTTTTTACCATAGTCTATATTATTCCTTAAACAATACCTCTGAATAACGTCATGACGAAAACCTTTTTGTTTTGCTATGGCTACAATTCCAATCCCAGACTTTAGTAGTTCTTCAATATCATCCATGTTATCGCGAGCTTTTATTTTTTTATTTGTGTTCATCTGTCCTTCAATTCTCCTATGATTGTACTGCTAATTATTCTATATGAGACTATGCAGTAGAAAGCTATAAATAGTATAAATCCTATTTTGAGATATGTCAAGACCCTGAACTCCCAAATCCATTTTCTCCGCGAGAAGTCTCATTCAAATTATCAACTGCCACAGGGGTGAAGTCTGGAACTTGCTGAACAATCATCTGAGCAATTTTATCTCCGGGTGAGTATACTTGATAATCTTCATCATGATTTACTAACAAGACTTTTACCTCTCCACGATATGGCGAATCAATAACTCCAGCCATTGTATCCAATCCCTTTTTTACCGCATGTCCAGATCTCGGCCAGATCAATCCTACGAAACCCCTTGGTATTGCCATAGAAATGCCCGTAGAAAAGAGTTTACGTTGTCCCGGTGCTAATGTGACTACTTCTTTTTCATCGCAATACAGGTCAAGCCCTGCGTCAAATAGATTTGCCTTATCTGGTAGTTTTGCTGTATTTGTAAGCAGCTTGACTGGTAGCTCATAACTAATAAATGTACTCATAATGTTTTTCCTTTCATTAAACACGATTCGCATCTATAAGACTCACTAAAAACTAATTCTTTTAAAACCTTTTCCTTTTTTCCACATACTTGACATAACATTTCAACTTTGTTTACTTTTCTTTTTTGTTTAGGTGGCGATGGCGGCGTTTTACCTATGAGATCTACTGCTTCCACTCCATCGTCTATAAATTTATTTTCTCTAGCTCCTACAGCTACTGGTATCTTTTTACCATATTTTGTATCAATAGGTGTTTTGTTTTCTACTCTGAATTGCTCAGTAATATTTCTACTGTCAAATAACTGTTTTGGATAAACCTTTTTATTGGTTGTTGTCTGTAAAATTTTATCCTCGACAGTGGGTTGCCCAATATCTAATTCAGGAATAGCGTCTAGCATGTCAAGCCCCATATTAATAAGCTCTACGTCTCCAAGAGCTTTTCCTTTTGCAATAATTTTTTTAGCCTGTTCCTTAAGATCGTTCATAACTTTTATTTCTCCCCATGTTTTCAAAAACCTTCATAGCCGTTTCTATTGATCCAATTGTTGCTTCTCCAGCCAGTATTCTAGCCTCAGCTGTTGTTTTAAGCATTTGCAGCTTTAATCCTGATTTATGATTTCTAATAGCTGAATGATATTTCTCTTCCCATTTAGCATATTTGTCATGGCTAACGCCCGTAACAATATACCATATACCTTGTTCTGCCCAAGCTTTAACAGCTTTCTCTCTTGCTATAATGCTTTTGAGATGCATAAGGTATTGGTTGAGCAAGAAAATTGAGGCTTGATAATCTGGAAACGTCATGGATTTTAATTCTTCGCGAGAGTAGTGTAGTATCTTTCCCACCTCATCTGCTTTGTCCCCAAAGTCAGTACCATAATCTATTTTACTCTCTTTAATCCAATTGTCAATGTTCTCATGAAACTTTTTTATCTTATCTTCTAATTCCTCCATATCTTGCCTCTCCACTCTTCAATAGATTCGTTATGGAACAGTTCTATTAATTCTAAATTATTTATTTCACACCACTGCTTCTTGTCCCTATCTCTAGCTTGAGCTTTGTAAAAATCCATTTTACTCTTAAAAAAGAAGTTATTAAACTCTGTGTGTTGTTCACCATGAACTTCAACAATAAGCTTTCTTACAGGAATAAAAAAATCCGCCTTAAGGGTGGATTTTCTATTTGATGTTTTTGTTCCGGGCAAT